TCCTCAATAAGTTCTTCACTTAAATCATCATCAACCATTGCTATCCTACCTAGGATAGAGGAGGAGTGGTGGCCTGATCTTTCATCATAAGCAAACCATTCATCCCACTGAGTGAAGGGGTCATAAGGATTGTCAACAGTAGTTAGCATGTGCTTAATCATTGTGCATCACAGTCCTTCCATTCATCACCATCTATGTTGTTAGTCATGATCATCACATCATCCATGAATAGCAACGTCTAGTGTGGATAGTGATACACCCAACTGTTCAGCTACCTGCTGTCGTGTATAGCCGGAGGCTAGCATAGCAGTAGCCCTGTTCTTCTTAGTGCTGGTCATAAGCTTAGTGGTCTTAGGTGTAGCCAACTCATGTACTCTCTTCATGTCTGCATGTGTTAGCATCTCACTCAACTTACTATCACCAATAGCACCTGCTTGAATAGCATCCCACTCTTCATCAGTGAACTTAATCTCATGCTTCTTAGCACCAACCCTACGCCTCATCTCCTCAAGGGCCTGGTACTTGGCCCTCTTCTTACGCTCCTTATCAAGATGGGGGTTAGCTTCTAGGTTGGCTTTGTATGCTTCATTAGCAAGAGCATTAGCATGACGTTCGAGAGGTGCATTCTGCTTGGCTATGCTGAGTTTATTATTGAGGGAGGCTACTTCTTTAGCATACACTTTCCTAGCAGAGTACGAAACTTTAGGGGTGGGGGTATTAATTTGTTCTAGTCTTACCTTGTTAGCAAGGGCCTTGAGTCTATTGGAATGGTTAGCATACAGTGCTTCCATTGGGGTACCTGATGATAGGGTGTGTGCATCATCAGCAATAGATAGTCTCTTAACCTTAGTGGTCCTTAGCTCACCAGTCTTAGTGTTCCTTCTATCAGTAGGTACAGTAACTACTGCACCAGTAGTTCTATCAATACCACCACCTAGTCTAGCTGGCCTTACCTTAGTCTCTGGTACAAACTCTTTAGCACCAGCCTTAGATAGTAGGGTAGATGCACCACCTCTAGAACTTTGCTGATACCTAGACATCAGCTCAGTAATACCATTGTCCCTGTATGATCTCTTGTAATCAAGGCCATGCTTCTCACTATCAATGATCACCATGCTATGGCGTACTGCCCTAGCAATCTCATCCTGTGATGCATTACGAATAGTCATGTCAGTAATCAGGTTGGATACTACACCCATCTGATTCTGCTTATGACCAGGAGAGATAGGCTTCATGCCCTCATACCCACGGTACTGTGTGATGTGGTCAAAGTTCTCAAGCCCCTTCAATGCAGGGGTAGTCTTGATTCTCTTTGAATCATTAGGGATTACAAGGACTGTATCACCATCAAAGTCTGCGCCAGAAAGTCTTTCTGCTACACTATGATGAATACCCACAGCATCCCTTGCATTACCCAACATCTTCTTGGCATCACGATGAGAATTGTTAACAGTTAGTTCTGGAATCTCAAACGTTCCACCATGTGGGTACCTGATCAGAGCTACCGTCTCACCATCTTTATAGTTAGGTGCATAGATCTGATTGGGTGGTAGTGATGGGATAGGAAGAATTGCATGCCATGATTGCCGAGGCAAAGCCTTAGCCTTCATGTCCACGGCAGCAGTATCAATCTCACCAGCAAGATCCTCAAGAAGCTTACGCTTAACCGTTGGATTAGTAAGAGACGAGATCTCTTTGAACTTGTTCTCTCGTTCCTCATATGTCATATCAAGCTGAGTCTTAGCAAGCTTGGGACTTTGCTTGGATAGTACCTGCGATGAGAGGGTCTTAGTCCATGCTCCCCAGTTTCCCTCTTCTTGCACGATGTTCATTGCAGAATCAAGCTTCTCAATCTCCTTACCATTAGCATCCTTCTTACGGAGCTGCTTGACTACTGCACCGAATGGATTACCAGGATCATCTTTAAGTTCCTTGAATGCATCAGTCTTCTTACCTGTGCTACTCTTATTAGTATTGAAGACTAGATCTACACCATCAGGGAGATCATCCTTGTACATAGCCATGCCCTTTAGGTAATGCTTAGGGCCAGCTTGAATACGAACCTGTGCATAGTTCGACTTACCAAGAGAAAGATCTTTTGCTCCTGGTCGAACATAGATAACTCCATCTGCTTGATCTCCGCCATCTTCTTTATAAGCAACCCCAATACGATTGAGGCCAATGGCAATAGGAGGAAGCAAACCAAAGTAGGTCCGGCCACCATCTTCTGATGTCTGTGTTGGCTTTCTCACTAAGCTCAACTGTGCAACCTTTTCAGGGTTCATCCACGCTTCTTTCTGCGTGGACTTAGGGACACCTAGAACTCTTCGCACAGTCTCGTGAGTTGTACCCAACTGTGGTTGCTTGAATGTATGCAACTCATAACCTTGCTCTTTTAGAATTGCAATAGATGCATCAAGCTTTTCCTTGCTGATGTTCAGATGATTCTCCACACCCTTACCAACATCAATGAAGCCATGCTCTGAGGAATCAAGTTCTTCCTTAAGCATGGTTGATGTCGACAGAAGAATATCTGCACGAATCTTGGCGCTTGGATTAAGAAGAGTTCTGAACGTTGATTCGGGAATGCCCATCTGCTTGGCAGCTTCTACGTTGGACTTACCCTTAGCATGAAGCCTTTCAGCTTCTGCAATGCGTTCCTGACGCTGCTGATTGATAGCAACAGATCTTCCTGCCCTGAGCTCGGCAATTGACATACCGAAGCCTTCAGCAATAGTTCCTTCAGGAACACCATTCTTCTTGAGGCTATCTACTTGATCGAGGAAGCTCTTGTTCCTCTGTGAGTTATGATCTCCAGAGCCCCATGGATAACGACCAGAATGACGTGGTGTTCCATAATGAGCCAGGTAGTCTTCTTCACTGAATTCCATGAAACACCTCCTCAGTATCGGTCCGATGCTTTCCACGCTTCAATACGGTTGTCAAAATCAACGATCCTATCCATGATTAGTTCGATTGTTGCTGGATCGGGTTCATACACTAGAATCTCATCTCTCTTATAAATACGGAGTTCAGTCTCAATATCGAAAGGGGAAACAGCATATTCAAGGCAGAACAAGGCGGCGTAGATCTCCAATTGCTTTTCTGATGTGCGACTTACGCCAGTCTTGAGGTCATGAATTCTGAGCTTTCCTCTACGAAAAGAAATGGTATCAGCTGTACCAAAGCAATTATCAGAGTAGAACAAAGTCTGTTCGCAGTTCATCTTATAGCCAATAGCATCTGCGACATATGTAGATAAGGCTTTGTTTGCTCTAGAAAGTTTAACCCCGAGACGAATTGCCTCATGAGCTAAGTTGTGAAGATCCGTCCCTCTTCTGGACGCAGTGACTGATGCATATCGAGCCTCGAGCTTCTCATCACTGTAATTAAGCCAGTGATAATAGCTTGGGCTCAGAAATGCATGCTTATCCGCCAGATCCGAATGTCGATTGAAGAGCATCTAGTACCATCTCCTCATTGTCAGGATGTACAATGGCTGCAAATGACATACCATCCAACTTTTCGACATAAAACTGTTGATTTGGTTGAATTGAGGATGTGGCTGAAGTTTTAACTTCTAGCATCGCCCACTTATTACCAAACAGTATCAACAGATCTGGAATACCTTGTTTGTATCCGGGGTCATTCTTTACGATAAGACAGTCGGGAAACAATGCAGTAATTTTATCGATTAATTGTTTCTGGTAAGCTCCTTCTCTCATTTAGCCTCCAAAAATCGATAAGAGGAGTGTCGATTAGCGGCTCTCCCCTCATTACATGAATTGCGTGCGATGCTCCCCTATACTCATATAATTGTGAATGGCCCTTGGCTCGGATAAGGCCTATCTCCAATTTGTATTGATTTCCATACCTCCTCCATTAACGATCCGGTTGATGTTGCGGCGTCGAATACCGATGAATATTCGATTTTGGTATTCATATCAACAATTTTGTGATGCTCAAGATATCTATCATCAATGCCCCACTTAAATTGTTGCGGGTATTTCCAGGCAAACCATCTTGGTCGCCAGGCTAAATTGTATGCCGCCACATTCCTAGAATTCCCATCCATAGATATCACGGCATTGAAGAGGGGGGAGGGTTGAAAGACGAAAGCTTGAGCTACCAGATATTTGACGGACATAGTACGACGATTATACAATCCCGTTAGTGATACCTTGATATCGCCCTCTCTAGTAGCGGAAGTACGGATTGGTATGTCTCTTGTGGTATTATAGATATTTCCAAGGTTGCTCACCTCATATTGTGGAAATTCAGGTATTTCAGACCAAATTTCTTCAAATCCCATGTTTTCTCCAAATGTCGTCAAATGTCAAAAATTTTCGACCAAAGAGTTTTTTGTAGAAATACGCCACTTCTATACTCACCCTATACCCCGTAGAATATTAGTTTAAATAAATGAGTATAGGAGTACCCGTTTTCCACAGAAAACTCTTTGCCTCTTTTTTTATGACATTTGACGACCGCTTGAAATGTAATGAAATACCTTAACGTCATTTGAAAACTACAAGTTTTACCCCCTTTTTGCCAAAAATGCCGTCGTCAAATCTGGAAGAGTTCTCTGATCGAAAAATCGAAAGATCCGATTTTCCTACATTTCCAGCCCTATTCTTCGTTGGTTGAAGTTCTTTTTCTGTTGAAGGGCAGATTTGATCCAAACGTCAATCTTAGAATTTGACGACAGAATATAGTAGTATAACTGAGTATAGGGCGTGTTTAGGCGGTCAATCCTTCCTTGTGCCTGGATGAAATTTTTGTAGGAATATGTCAGACTGTACAGAACCATGGCATCCGTAGTGGTACAGTTCCATCCTTCCGCACCAGCTGCATATTGGACAAGATATATCCAACAGTCCCCCTGTGGGAGCGGATCTTTTTTATGTCCATTCCATTCATATACGCCCCTATACTCACTTAACGTCCTGAGAATCTCCAGCTCGTAATTAAAACTATAGAAGATAACCAATCTAGGATGACAGTTCATCAGCATCTTGATAGTTTCCAGACGAGACGGATCGGTATTAACAGCTCTACGCATCAAGCGGAATAGATCTGCTACATCCTTAGCTGGCTGCTCAAGCCATGGATTCCAACGACGTTTCCATACGGTGTTGAACAATTCCTTGTCGTAATCCACCTCCAACCAGTTGAGTATTCGCTCAGTATGTTTTAGGTAAGGCATCTCTACGAGAACATCATTCCTCAGATTCTCGAGAGTTCTTTCGCCTAGATACATACGTACCTTGGGGTACTTCGTGAATGGCTCGTACACAACATGTTGGATCTTGAAGTCCGTTATGTTTTTGTAGAACCCATTTGCAATGAACACCGGGGCATAATCCAGCCATGTATCTCCAGGCGTAGCAGTTAGGAGGATCCATCGGTTTTTCTTGGCGATGCGTAGAAACGACTTGACCCACGCTCCAGTGCCCACCAACCGCTGCTCGTCGAATATGAAGAAACATCCTTCCCTGTCTTCAAACTTAGAGATATTGTTCCACGAATCCACGAGAAGTGCACCGCTAGCTGTAAACTCATGAGCCGTACTGATGCCCAGTTTGCTCGCCTCCCCTTGCCACTCGAGGCTGTCCCTTTTCTTAGCGGTAGTGATAACGAAAATGTCTTTACCATGTTCATTCTCCAAGTAGTAGGACAGGGCAGTGAGGGACTTTCCAGCTCCCACACCACCCCATAGGATCTTACCATTACCCAGGTTCTTTACCGCCTCTTCCTGGTGAGGCATGAGCTCGATCATACCAGTTTATTCAACCCAGCTCTATCTTCCCTGAGCTTGTTGATTGCGTCCTTCTTGTTCTTGACACCGCCCAAGAAGAATTCTCCACCAGCAGTGCTCTTGATGTGATCCTCCATGTATTGGATCAGGTTTTCCTGTGCCTCGTAAACCTCTTGGTACTTCTTCTGTACAGCATGAATGCCCCAGAGGAATGTCAGGAACAGCATACCAAAAAGTCCGATGAATGCCAGCAGTGGCTCTAGAAAACGCATCATGTCTCCTTGTGAGTATAGGTGTTAAAATTTAAACGAGATGCCCCTTGCGGGGCAGAGCTCTACGTACTACTCGATGTTGTACCTGGCCTTGAACTTGTCCTGTTCCAGCTTGTTCTCGGCGGTCTGGCGCTCGGGATGCAGCCCGTACTTGATTCCAGGTAGGACC